AGCATCTGTGCCTGCCGCGATTGAAAACTTGACCAAACTTTCAATCGCTTTATCATCAACCATTTCAGACATTGTTAATCCGGCGAGTGCCAGAATCTGTGATGCTTCACCCACCTGCCGAGCAGTAAAAAGACTCGCTGTGGCTACATCTATGATTTCATTTTTGAGTTTGTCAGATTCTTCACCAACGCCACCCATAATCGCTTTTGTTCTGATGAAAGTTTCCTCAAAATCAATGAATGCCATTGTTGCTTTTTTGACAAACCCTGCCATGACGCTGATACCGGCTTTCACCGCCATTACGCCAACAATAGCAAACCCTGCCGCTAATCCGGCGAGAGCCGCACCACCCGTCTTAGCGAAGGCACCGAGTGACGAACCCATCCCACTGAGGGTTCTTGAAAATCCTGTTCCATCTGCTGTGAACTTTGTGCTAACGGTATTATCGGCCATTAACGACCGCCCCGCTTATTGAGTTCTTCATGCTGTCGTCTATTCTGTTCAGAGAATGCTGTTGTCAAAAACGCTACTTCGCGGGGGTCAAGTTCTCGCCATTGTTGAGGGGTCATGCTCAACGCAGAGAGTAATTGAAAATAGAATACACCCTCATCAGAGCGAGCGTAGGTTACGAGTTTCCCACAACACCACCACCGTCTATATTGCCGACAGCGGCCATGATTAATTGGGTTAATTGAGTCAGTAATGAAATTGGCAAACCATTGAACTTTTGCCAATTCATATCCGAATCGCATTTGGCTAACATCTCGTAAATTACTCGCATTCCAAGTGCTTCGTTTCGTTCTGTTTCTGCTTTGAGTTTTGATATATCTGGGTGTGAGCGAAGTGCTGAGAACTCTGATGCGCTGAGAGGTAGCACATCTAATGTGTCCGTGTCTAAACCGAGAGTTGAAATATCCACGCTGATTGGCTGTGTAGCCTGTTCCAACGCATTGTCTAACCATGTCATTACCCCAACCCCTCAATCAATCTCGCGCCCAAGTTAAGCCTTCAAATGTTGCATTGACCATCAATGCCCCATCAGCCCCTGCCTCTAAGCCCTCAATCGCCAAGTCGGTTAGGACACAACCACTAATCGTATAAGTGTGAGTTCCCGCCGCATCTGCATCAAACGCAATCACTAATTCTGTATCGTTATTGAACCAAGAATAGAATGTGCTATCAGATATTCCCCAAGCACCCTTCAAAGTTCCAGATGCTGTTTTGAGTCCGCGAGTATGTGATGTAGCGGTATTATTACCGAGTGTCACATATTTTCCTGTTGCTGTTGCGAGGCTGAAATCACCCGACACGAAGCCGGTTATCGTTCCACTGACCGTCACTTTACCTGTTACGCCTGTGAATGAATGAATCGCCATTACTACACCCTCTGTAATAGAGGGGTAGCGGGTGGCTTTTAACGGTAATGGTTGCGCTCAAGAGTTGTTGACTGCTTCACCAACGGTCTTAGGGGTGAAGTAGTAGTCACGCTCTGTGCGGCCAAGTCTGTTTGATTTGTGGTCTGCTGTAAGTTCAGCGAGGCTGAAATATCCCCATTCTGGGTCTTGAGTTCCTACGATGTATCCGAACATTGTGTCGTTGCCATCGTATTCAGTAATGAAAATGCTAACTGCCGCATCTCTGAAAAACTTTACCTGTGCTACTGCATTCATCCCCTGTCCGTCTGTTGAATACAGAGTCGGTAGGTTGTTTCGGTTCTCTTTGGTTAGCATCATTTGGTTCGCCATGTTACTTCGTAGGGGTCGCCCATATATAAGCGTTTCGGTATCTGACTATATCGGATTATCACCGATTATTAGACACAATTCCATAGTGAATCGCAGAGTCAGACGAAGGGATTACAGTGCCATTCTTGATTGCATTCTTGATTGCATTCTTCGCCATTTTAGGTGCAACACCGGTCGCGGTTGAAATGGTGATATGGGGGTAGCCAGATGTGATAGCCGAGTCGGTGATACCGTCAACAAAAGTGATTACAGCCGCTTGAATTGAATCAGTAATAACCATGCCAACGATTTTGAAACCCACCACCATTCCGTTTCGTGGAAAAGACCAGATTTGGTCTTGAGTCGCATGACCGATGTGAATAGTCGCATGATTATTATGTTGGGATGAATGGATTGGGCTGATGTTATCCACCATAGATGACTGATGCTCACCCCAAAAAGGCTTGACGCTCTTATACACATTGTTCTTCGCCATGATTAAACCGAGTCGGACTGTGCTATTAAAGGTTTCGGTGTCTGACTAATTTATCATATCAATAGAAATGTTTATAAGCAACAACCGACTCGCTGTAATTAGAAGAGCAGTTCGGTGTGGCAAAGAGCATAGGGGCTTCGGTCGGGAATGCAACCACACCTGCTGACTCTTCATTTCAAACTCTTGGATGGTCGCCACAGCCGGTGCGGTAAATCGGCCATTCATTCCTCTTCATCAATGACGAACTCTGTGTCTATCACGCCTTCGTCACGCTCACGACTTTGCCTCTCAATAACCGTCACAGGCTTGATGCGACCATCGTGGTTATCCTGTTGATAGAAGCCTGCTTGACGACCCTCTTCACGCTCTATCACACACAAATCGCAGTAGTGCAACGAGTCTGGTGTATGGGTCGGCGCACCTGCCTCTTTCGCCGCATCTAAAGACTCGTTGCGACCATCACCATCGGGATACTTGAGAGGTATCGCGCAATATCTATTGTGTATATGGCATTCAGACTTGGTTGAATCTCCACAATATGTAATTTCGCTATCAGCAGTCATAAGTTCATCTCCGCGTTTTCACCAAGCGGGTGTTCTGACTCGGCGACAGTATGGATGAGTTCTTCTAATTGGTCAGTCAGTATATCCCATGATAGATTTTCAACAGCCCAATTTCGTGCCGCCTCGCCTTTGGATTTGACGAGTTCGGGATGGTCGTATGCGTCTTGGATTGCATCTGCTAATGCAGATTCGTCAACGAGTTTCAGATTGACCCCCCACTTCGGCCCAACGATATGAGTCGCACAGGGAACGAGCCACCCACGCTCATCATCATCACCAACGAGTTCGGGGCCGGTGCTATTATCCGGCAATATGATTGGTGTTCCACACGCCATAGCCTCTGCTGTTGGCACACCAAACCCTTCACCACCGGTCGCCATCACATGAACATCAGCGAGTCCATACAGCATAGCGAGTTCTTCACGCGATAAACCGAACAATGGATTGGTCGTGGTATCAGAGAATGCTATTTGTTTGTCAAGCCCCGCCTCTTTGATGAGTTGGGGCAGATTCCAACCGCCCATTCCCGCAGTATCTGTCGGGTCGCCAACATGAAGAATCATCCCAACATTGAATGGTCTATCATTACGAATCCAGAACTCTTTGAATGCGTTAATGAGTCGGGGCAATTGTTTGCGATTAGTATTTCGCCCGACTTGAATTAAAATGAAATCCCATTTCAAACCGAGTTTTTCCTTTGCCACCTTTTTTTGCTGACTCGTCATGGGTTTGAAAACATCGGGGTCTATGCCATGCCATAACACTTCACCAGAGTTCCCAATATATCGGTCAAGGATAGGTTCTCGCAACCCTTCATCACCAAGACCGGCACTACTGAACTCGTTGATAAACTCGGTGAATGTATCACGACCAAACTCGCTCATCCATAGAGGGGTGTGAAGCATTTTCAAAATGTCTTTCCAAGCATACGACACAGGGTATCCGTCAATTGGCAGATACGCCAAGTATGGAACCTTCGCCCTATTCGTGCTGATTACAGCATGGCCGATGAACCAAGCATCCGTGAGCGAAATATACAAATCCGGCTTGAGTTGCTCAAGGTGCATATCCAAAACAGTCGGTGAGCCTGCGCCTGCAATTGTTTCAGAACCAAAACCACCAAGCCCTGCATGAATCACAGTCCAACCCTCTTCATGTGTGAATGGTTCGCCGTTGTAATCCCAACCCATAACATAAACTTCGTGACCTCTCTTGACCAGACGCTTAATGAGTTCGCGAGTAACTGTCGCATATCCTGTCGGGCGAGTTGGTTGTTCTGAACCCCATAGGATTCGTAACGGTTTGCGACCAGACTTGGTGCGTTTGCCTTTGCGAATTGCTCTCTTCATATTTGGCTTTTGTAAAGTCTTTTTCATTTTTTTGCTACGCTTCTGCGCCTGCTCTTTGAGAACACTTTGCCCGCCCATGAGGGTCTTGAACGGCAGTCACCTTTAGAGGCTTTCGCTTCATTCGGCCATCTGAGATTGAATCTTCATTTCACGAATTGCATTTTCAATTACAGTTCGCACATCGTAAAACTCACTTCGGCGACCATAAAGGGCATAGCCGCGAGTCTTGACGAAATCATCCATGACCATATAACAATGCGTGATTTTACGGCGGTCAGCCTTTCGTGGGGCTGTGTCAACGAGCGTATTGCCGTTGCTGTCAACGAATACTGCATGGCCCTTTACACGGATAATGTAACCGGCCACTTTACCACCAAAAGGATGAGCCGAGTTCTCTTTTTCAGAGATGGTTGCGAATGTTTTGCGAGCCGCCCCAATGCTTTTGCCTTTCACTTTGCTCATGCGTGAGCGAACCGTATATGATTTGCGAGCCGCCCTCACCAAGTCAGTTATTGTGTGAAGGTATCTGACAGCCTTTTCAACATTCAAGTATTCAGCCACAGCGAGAGCGCAGATGTTTTTATTTGCATCCATTTCATTGTTGCTGTTCTCTCTCTCCAAAGTTCTGTTAGTAGCCATATCTGTCACCATCCTATGCGTAGCGAACAACCATCTGAACACGGTATGAGTTGCGAGTATGTGTCTGACTGCTTCGGCGAAGCATGACTGTCTTGACCTGTCTGTTGCGAACAATTGCTACGACCAAGTTCCCGTTGCTCTGTTGACCCCATGCTTGACCACGCTGACCGCCGATGTTCTGTGTGATTACTGCCATATCGCCGCCGTATGGATTATCCTTAAGTGCCTGCTTGACCATTTCAACGACCTTCGCTCTCTCAGAATCACCAACGAGTCTGGTATCAATTCTGCTGAAAGCGTGATTGCTGACGAGTTTTCCCATGTTCGGCCCCTCTCTCTAATTAATCGTAGGGGGTTTGGGTATATAAGTATTTCGGTTTATCAATGAAAACCATCTATCAATGATGTGGCTTTAACTTCTGAAATTACAGATAAAAACTCGTTGAGTCTGACGAGTTTTTGGCATAGGTGGCCTATCAAAAATGATAGATGAAAAACTCGCTACACCTGTTTGCCAAAACTCGGTCTGAAAACTCTCGTTTCGCGAGAATCAATTGCTGATTGAAGTGACCCCGTTCCACCATGAGTCGGATAGCGAGCGACCGATGTTGATGGTGTGAGAATGTTGCCGCTGATTGTCAATTGTGGTGTGGCGTATGGTGACTCAAGCGACCCAACAAAAGCGTCTGTGTATCCTGTCGTTCTAAATCCAGAACCGGAATGCGGCCATTGTAAAAGAGTCGGTGCAGTCGTCTGAACCAACACACCTGCACCAATCGCGGTGCGAGTTGAAACGGTTGTTCCAGATACCCAAGTTCCCCATTTGGCACTAATGTCTGTGAATGAGTTTGAAGCCGACCAATCCGGTGTAGTATGTGCAAAGCGAATTAGACTCGCTGTGAATGTGTGCCTCATCAAACAATGTTAGAGATGGTGGCTATTGAGTGTTGCGAACAGGGTCAGCCCATGAATGGCAGAGAGTTGCCGGTCGGCAACCGACCCTGTTCGGCTTTATGGCCGGTGGTGATTTACCGCCACCACCAACCGGAATACGCCGACCAATTGTTGATTGTTACCCCACCTATGTCAAGGCTTCGCAAAGTCAATCAGATATAATGGGTTAGTCGGAATGAGTCTTGGCTCATCTGCCTTCGGTGAAACAACGGTCTTTGGTTTTGCTCGCCTGCGAGTTTTGTTTGTTGGTTTGCAGTCACCACAAAGAACGCTCACAAATGGATGGCCTGCCATAGTCACTAATTGATTATCATACTTCTGACCACATAGACGACAGGTGCAGATTCTTGGTGCATTCGGGAATAACTGCATTCGCTGTTGATGAACCTCTGACCAATCCTTCGGGTCGTCAATCTCGCTGTGAGATTCATCATCATCGGTCATGGCTCTCGCACCTTCATTCTCGTTTCAATCCAATTCAGAGTGTTCACAGCGGCGGTATCAAAACGAGTTTTTGTTGCCTCTCTATTCTCATCAACCAATTCGGATTCTAACTCTCGCAAATCTATTTTTTCAAGTATGATTTTCAGTATCCGATATTCGGCATAAGCAATACTCTTAGCGACAGGCATCACGGCCACCCCACATAGCGACACCGTTCACAGAGTCCACAGCCACATGGCTCAGTCATTGTTCATCACCCCTGTTTAGTTCTTTACGCCTTCGTGACGCATAGAGTTTTGATAGATTTCCAATAGTGGATTTCCCTGTGTCAACCCACCCATCATCGTTGAGTTGTCGTCTGCGCCGAGCGAGTAATTCCGCTATGCGCTTTTGTTCTTCTGTTGTTCTTTTGAATCGGCCCTTCATTTTATTCATCCCCTCTCGTCATGTAATGACACGCACCACAGAGTTTGTATCCCTCTGGTGTAATGAACAACATAACTTCGGGTGCATCGCGACCACATGGTTCAACGATACCGCCCTTTTCGGGTTTTGTGACAGGATTAGAACAACCATGCTCACTATCCTTAATCATCTGATTGATGATTGTCATTTGACGCTCAGTATAGACAGGCTTTGGCCTGCGATAAAACCCACGAATCTCAACACCCATTATTCATCACCCCATTCATGAAAAGGGCGGAGATAATCGTCAAGGTTAATTGGTTCATCATCAACCGCAGGTTGTTCCGCTTTACGAGCCTGTTCAAGTTTGTATTGTTCTTCTGACCAACGGAACGCTTCATTCTCAGTAACCCTGCGACCGAGCGCGGCGAAGCATGAGTTCAAATCTCTATTAATGCGCCTCTGCCGCCCTCTGGTTTGTGACAGACTAAGCATCCCATCACAGGTTAGATTCTCTGGTGAGAGAGCGCAGTAGTGTCCTACTATTTGCGCCATGATTTTATCATCGTTGCATTCGGCTTCTGCCATGTTACTTCGTAGTGGTATTGACTTAATAAAGGTTCCGGTTCTGACTATTTTGAATTATCACTTTTTGCCTTTTTGCGAGCATTCCGTTCACGCTGTTTTCGTTTGCGCCTCGCACGACTATTTTTGCTTGACTTCGTTGGTTTGCGCGTTGACTTATTTCCCAACGCGTTGATTGATATTCCCTTAGCGATTTTTTCCTCCCAATGAAACTTACGGTGACAGTTCGGACAGAGGGGGTCACACTTTGCCATCTCCCTTTCAATTCGTTCTATTGAATATCCACCACCAACCAAAAATGCGACCTCATCCTCTTTGAGTTCGGGGTCGCGGTGATGATACTCAATTAACCAAGCACATTCCGCGCCAGACAAACCACAGTGCAGACAATTAGTATTGCTTCGCACTTCGTCAAACCATTTCCTAATCGCTTGACGCCGTTCTTTGGATTTTTGTTTGTATTTGTCTTTTTGACTCTGATAATACTTACGCTGATAATTGCGATTATACTCAGCCCGCTTCACAGGGTCTTTGTATGGCACAGAATAATCCTGTGCCTAACTCGCTATTGACTGTTGTGATTCAAGCCTGCTTCGCTTCTGTGCTGTTTTTCAAGTCAGAAGTGATGAAACTTCGGTCACGGCCAGAGTCCAATAAATGAAGGTAATGTTGTAGGCCGCCATCATCTGCATCCCTCTTGAGAATGGTTTGGTATGCGCCACGCACGAACTCTTCGTCAGATAGTGCGACTGTCTTTTTGGCTTTGCTGACTTTCACCGGCTCTGATGTTGTCTTGACAGATTCATCTGCCTTTGTCAGTCTAATAACCAACGAGTTTTTACTACCCGCCACAGCCAATTTTCGCTCACCACATAATGTGATGAGTTCCGCTTTTTTCATTTTTGCATAATCCATTTTTGTCACTACTCGTTCCATCTAATTTGAACCGTAACCTGCGCCATGTATCCGTTACAGGTTGCATTTTTGGGTTCCTGTGGCCCGCAGGCAGGGTCTTTCAATGTAACTGTTTTGGTCTGTTCGCTTCGTTGAACCCGAACAAAGTGATAATCGCTACCCTCCACGCCCGCATAAGTGCCACCCGATTGAGGCACAGTTAGAGTTTCATTGTTGAGAACGAGCATGAGTTTGCGATACAGAAGCCACAGATTATCCCGACTTGGTGCATAGATAGTGATGAGATAATACGCGCTCGCGATTCTTGGCTCTGTCGTGCTGTTGCCACCTGTGAGAGTAAATTGGTCACTATCGGAATACAAAGGGGATAGGCATATTTGGTATGTCTTTTGTTTTTTGTATTCCAACCAAGTTGCATTTACTACCGGAACCCAGACGCCATCCGGTGAAGCGACATTATCTGTGATTAGTTCTGCGATTACTGTGTGGGGATTCTGAGTTGGAACACCTGTGTCTGCTATCGCCATTCATAGCCCACCTTAATTGAGTCCATAGTCACCTGCGAGTCCGTGAACCGCAACACCAACATTTGAGTCGGCTTTGATTTTCGCCAACAGTTCATTCAGTTCAGACTCTGTGGATGAGAGTAATTTAGTCCACATCTCTTTGATTCGGTCTGTGCAACCCTCATCATTGAAGGCGGCTCTGATTGCGTTACGAGCCACCATGAAAACACACGCCATTTTTGCTTCAATCGGCACTGCCGATTCACCCGATGTATATTCAATCACGACTCTGTTGACCATCGTATCTGCCAACTCGCTGTGAAAACGAATGATGCCCGCAGGCCCATCGGATAGCCACCAATCATCGGTCGCTCTGTCACGCCCCTCAACCAAAGTCGTGAGCGCACCTGTGCTGTCGGTAGTCTTAACTGTCACAACAGTCGCAACGGGGCGGAATGGCAATACGATGTGCTTCATTCTGTATGTTGAATCAAAGTATGTTGTGTGGCTAACAGTTCCGCTGATTTGCCGACCGGCATATAAATCCAACAATCGTGAAGCATCTGTAATCATGGTCGCGATTTCAGAATCAGAAGGCCCGATACCATCACTGAAATTAATGCCTGTGTATGTTTCAACATCGGCTAAAGTGCAGTAATCCTGTGCCGCCATAGTTCATCCTCTGATTTGCCGGTTTAAGCGGTTTGCCCTCGCAGGCTATCGCTATCCGTGATTAAACTGATGTGGCTATTTAGCCGGTTCAGACTACATCAATTCCAAGTAGTAGGCACACAGCGTCTGTGTAGCGAACCCCGAAAGCAATATCCTGTCGTGGGATGAGAACGAATCTGTCCTTTGTTGGTTCGTCATGGAAACCAATGCTGAATCTGCGGTCTGCATCTGTTGGATTGCCGATTAATGGGCTACGAGTATTAACCAAAACCGCCACAGTTTGAGTTGTGGTAGTTCCATCAAAGACACCCAAGTAGTTCATGTTAGTAGCAATTGCGCCGGTAGCGAATGTTCGGATACCATAGATTCTGCCAAGTTCGCCGCTAAGGATTGTTGCACCTGCGCCATACTTATCAACAGTCTGTAATTCGGTTAGACCGAGCATTTGCACTTCAAGGTTACGAGGCACAATCAATGCGAGTTCATCGCGATTGTCTGCATAACTACCTAAGTTTGAAATTGCTGTTCGTAGGTTTGTCACAGCGAACACACCGCTAACTGATACAGCAGATGCTGTCGCCGATTTGCGTAGTCCGTCAAAGATGAGCAGGTAATCATTGTTGGTTGCATTTACACCTGTCACATTGGTTGATGAATTGTATGCACCATTGATGTTGTCAGCGTATGATGTTGTAATCACAGTATCGCCGTTGATTAGAAGTGATGTTTCATTGTATGCGAGTCTTGAAGCAATATCGTCACGAAGCACTGCGAGCAATCCTTCAACACCGTATGCAATCAGATAGTTACCGATTGGAACATTGGCAATCATTGTCTTGAGTTCTAATGTGATTTCAGCAGTAGTCTGAGATGATTCAGTAGCCGCTGTTCCAGATGTAGTAGCATCAAGTGTTTGCTGATGGAATGAAACTGAGCCGGTTAGTTTTGGCACATTTACCATTCTGCGGTTCATTGGCATAGCAGAGAATAAACTACGCATGAAGTTTCGCTCATACACCAATTGAATTATCTCATCTGATGTTTCAGTCGGTAGCATTGTTGCACCGGAGGCCGATGTTGAACCGGCTAACGCGTTCTTTACTCGTTCCACCATATCGTTGAATTGTATTTCGTCTGACATTTTTTTCACATTCCTAATTTTTGTTGACCTTATTCCCCGCGTGTTGCTATTTGGTTTTCCAACCATGAAGCGAGGCCGTTCATGCCTTTGCTTACTTTGGGCTGTGGGTCAAATCTGGTTACACCTGTTGGTGCGGGGGATTCAGCAGTCACGCTTTTGCGTTCTGCTACTGCGGGTTCAGTCGCTGTTGCTTCACCGATAACAGAAGCAACCCTCTTGGCTACTTCTGATTCAATTTCAGCCTCTCGCTCTGCGACTGCTTTCGCATCTGTCACTTCGCCGAGTTTGGCTGTTAAATCATCAATTTGATTTTGTAGTTCTGCGACCTTATCAAGAGTCACTTTCATATCAGTAACGGTTGCGTCTAAGAATGAAAGTGCTTTAACCACTTCAAGTAATACTTCTGCCGGTTTTGGCATTTCAATTGAAAGTTCTTCGGCTACTTCTGCAACCTCTTCAATGACCGGCTCTTCAATGACCGGCTCTTCTGTAATAGGCTCTTCAATAACCGGCTCTTCTGCAACCTGTTCAACCTCTTCAACCTGTTTTATTTCAACAGGTGGTTCAACAGGTGGTTCAGACTCAATCAAAGCAACCTCTTCTGTTGCGACAGTAATCTCTTCATCGGTCATTTCAGTTCCCTCTGAATTAACACCCTCTGTGACGGGGCTATTAAGCGAATCGGTTTTGATTAATGGTTCTTGGTTCTCAACCATCTGTTCTCTCACCGAGTTTTTATCTAACAATCTATCAGTAGTGATAGCGAGTCCATCAATGATTCCAGAGAGTTCGTGAAGTTTGTTGGATGCGTCTTGGATTTGTTCAAGTGAAAATAATTCATCATCACCATCACCGACTACCGCTTCATAATCCTCCATAGATTCACATGGCATGAAGAGTTCTTCACCATCATCCCCATAATGTGTATGTTTGCCTTCGCATCCCAATTCTTCTGCGCGAGCGCGAGCCTCTGCTTCTGTTGTGAATAAATCAACGCCGACCGCCTCTTTGGAATCAACAGATTTACAATCACAGGATACACAATCACAGGATTTTTCATCCTTATTCGGCCCCCAAATAACTCGCTTTTCAACAGCGAACAGTGCATCTGGTG